GTATGAGAACGCGGCTTGGTCTGAATGGCGCACCGGCATCGCCATTCGGATCGTTCGCCGGGAAGGTGGCCGCTGCTGTTGAAGTGTTCTACGGCGCAAGGGTTCAGTCTCCGATCAGCATAGACCCGACTAACGTACTTGGCGCGATCACGTCCAGCATGTCGATGTTCGGCGCAATGTCTGACAGACTTGCGACACAGGGGCCGATCACGACGGCCGCAACCAACATCCTCAGCACGATTACTGACACGGCGGCTGCATCATGACCATGAAACTTGGCGAAACCGGCAAGCGAATCGTGGTGGCGACCGGGTTTGACATGTCGTCGAACACCAGTTTGCAGATGCGGTTCAAGTCACCGACTGGAGTCAGCTCGACCGTCACGGCGTCGCTCGGCGGCACGTCTTTGTCAGTTACTTATGAGGACGGCAGCGCGGCGACACTGACCGCGAACGAGTGGATGTATTGGGACGTGGACAACACGACAACCATCGACATCGCGGGGACGTGGCAGGTCGAGGGCATCTACAACAACACCGGCGCGACACCTGACGATATCCACATTGGCGGGACCGCGACCTTCACAGTGCTGGAAAACCTTGCCTGATGGCTGACGTACCCGTTCCATCACCGCAACGGGTCATCGGGTTCGCCACGATCAATGGCCAGCGGGTCGAGATTACCTCATCGCCGGCTGCTGACCTGTTCAATCGGCGCGTCTGGGAGCGTCTGTTTGGGTCTTCGATGACGCTTGCCGAGACGTCAGCCGACGTTGTGGCGCTTGCTTCGGTCCAGTATGTCACGGCAGCCGCGACGGCTACGCTGTCGGCCGAGCGAGTCGTAACGAACACTGCGACGATCACATGGGACACAGGGACGGCAGGCCAGGTCAAGGCCAACATTGCTGATGCTGAACTACTGGCGCTTGCTGGGCTGACGTCTGCCGCCGACTCTCTGCCGTACTTCACGGGTTCAGGAACGGCCGCTCTTGCGACGTTCACCGCAGCCGGCCGGGCGCTGGTCGATGATGCAAATGCTGCAGCACAGCGCATGACGCTTGGGCTTGGTACACTGGCTGTTCTTGACGCCGTGACCGACGCCTACACCGTAAACAACGAGGTCGCGACGCGGACGATGGACGCGGACGATGCCGCAGGAAGCATCAGTGCGGTCCCGACGCAGGGTGAAGTTGAGAACATCCGGGATGCGGTCCTTGCCTTAGCAGACGTGGTGGGGACGCTGATCGAAGACCTGAAAGCCAAAGGCATCATAGGATGACCCATGTCAAGACACACCAAGTACCGGCCTGAATACGACGACCAAGCCAGACGCCTTACCCTGATGGGATCGACTGTCGCGGAACTGGCGACGTTCTTCGAGGTTGGGAAGACGTCCGTTGAGCGGTGGATGGAAGAACGCCCGTCATTCCGAGCGGCCATTGTCGGTGCCCGCGACATAGCGGACACGAAGGTCGTCATGTCGCTGCGTCGTCGTGCGCTCGGGTACTCCTATACCGAGCGCGAGACGGTGACCGACGAAAAAGGCGGGGAGAGGGTCAAGGTGGTCCAAAAGCGCATGCACCCTGACGTTGTTGCGCAAATCTTCTGGCTGAAGAATCGCCAGTCTGAGAAGTGGCGCGACCGGCGCGACGTGCATGTGACCGGCGAGACGCTCGACTTCAAAGACCTTACCGGAACGGTCACCGCTGAAAAAGAATCGGCGGCCTGATGGGCACGACGCAGATTGCATTCCGCGCTCCGTCGCCGACGCTCGCGCGGTTCTGGCAGTCGAGTCACCGCCTGCAGTTCGTCATGGGGCCGGTCGGGTCCGGCAAGACATCGACCGTGGCAATGAAGGTCTTCAAACTGACCGCCGAGCAGGCCCCGGATGCCAAAGGCGCTCGTCGGACTCGTATCGGGGTGATCCGAAACACCCGGTCCGACCTCAAGGTAACTACCATCCCGGACTTTCGCCGGCTGGTCGATGACCGTTGGGGCGACTTCGTGTGGGGTCCGCCGCCGCAGTTCACGCTGCGATACTCGCTGCCGGACAACACGAAGGTCGAATCCGAGATCATGTTCCTTGGCTTGGATCACGAAGACGACGTTCGCAAGATTCGCGGAGCGAACTGGACGTTCGCATGGATGAACGAACTAAAGGAGCTGAACCGCTCGGCCCTGAACATGGTTAGGACTCGGGTCGGTCGGTATCCTCGCAAGGACATGGATGGGGCCGACGCTGCGTGGTACGGGGTAATAGGGGACTACAACGCCCCGGACGAAGACCATTGGCTGTACGAGTTCGTTGAAAACACCGACCACGACGGCCTTCTGGGATTCTTTCGGCAACCGCCTGCGGTGTTGAACGTTGGGACGAAAGAGAACCCGAAGTGGGTTCCAAATCCTGAAGCTGACAATGTTCGCAACCTTCCGGAGAACTACTACCTTGAGCAAATATCTGGGCGGACTGACGACTCCATACGGGTCGAACTCGGCAACGAATACGGCCTAGTCATTGACGGTCGGCCCGTGTACCCGGATTATGAGGACGCATATCACTGCATGCCGTTCAGTGTCGATCCTAAGCTTGGGCTTCTGCTGGGCTGGGACTTTGGCCTGACACCTGCCTGCATCATCGCCCAACTATCGCCTCGGGGGCAGTTGCGCTACATCGACGAGGTGATCGGCGAGGATGTAGGCATCAAGCGGTTCGCTCGGGATGTGGTGAAACCGAAACTGCTGAACGAGTACGGCGGGGTTAAGGTCGTCGGGAGTTGGGGCGATCCTGGAACTGGGCGTGCCGAGGGCAACGAGCGGTCGGCAATCGACTACCTGAACGACACCGCCATCGACGACGAAGACCCGATCAATTTGCCGTTTTCGACCGAGCCGTCACACACCAACATCATCACCCGGCGCGTTGAGTCGGTCGCCGGGTTTCTCAACCGGCGGATCGACAAGGCACCCGGCATGCTTGTTCATCCGCGCTGCAAGACGCTCCGGGCCGGGTTCATCGGCCGATATGCGTATCGCCGCGTGAAGATATCAGGGCGCGAGGCGTACCATGACACGCCAGACAAGAACGCATGGTCGCATCCTCACGACGCGGCACAATACATCGCAGTCGCTTGCGCGGCTGGCATGGCCCGCGAGGTAGATTGGGAGGCCGTGCCGGCGCACAATACCGCACGATCCCGAGTGACAGGGTACTGACATGGCAGAGGCAATCCGCTACAACACGCGGCTATCGCTGGTGGACATCATCGAGGCCGGCAACGTTGCTGAACTGCTGGACAGCGCCACGCTCGGGCGGATTGGCGGTGACTGCAAGCAGGGCGCGACGGACGACGACGCATCGGAAGGGATGCAAGAATGGCGCGATGCTGTCGCCGAGTCTATGGCGCTTGCCCGCCAGTGGGTGGAAGAAAAGAAGCGCGGGACCGACACGGTGTCCAACGTCAAGCTGCCGATGCTTCGCACCGCGAGCCTGCAATTCTCTGCGCAGGCATACAAGGCGCTGCTGCCGGGTGATGACATCGCGAAGGCATGGATGCCGGGGATTGATGATGCCGGCCCAGAGATTCAGGCGCGGGCCAAACGAGTCACCGCGTGGATCAACTACCAACTCTGCAACGATATGGGCGATTGGGAGGAGGGGATGGACGCCCTGCTTACCACGCTTCCGCTGGTCGGGTGCCTGCACAAACTGACGCATACCGGGGCTGATGGCCCGGAAAGCATCCTTGTCCTGCCCGATGAATTGATCGTTGCGCAGTGGGCGGGTTCGCCTGAGAAAGCGCGGCGCATGACGTACAAGTTTCGCCTGTCGCCAAACGAACTGTACGAGCGGCAGGCTGACGGTCGGTATCTTGATGTCGATGTCGAGAAAGACGACGACGGCATGCACGACATGCGGTCGCAACACACGTTCCTGGACCTTGATGGCGACGGCTATCAGGAGCCTTACATCGTTGATTATGACGACCGCTCGGGTCGCGTCCTTCGTGTTGCTCCACGGTTCGCATTCGGCGAGCCGGTGCAGATGAAGGGCCGGATTCGGTATGGCGATGTCGACCTGCTGCCAGACGGCCGGGTTGCAGCGATCCGGCCACGGGTTCACTTCACCCGTTATGGGATGTTCCCGCCGGACAACGGCAAGGATTACTGGTGGATCGGTCTCGGCCACATGATGGGGCACCTTGTCGCGGCGGCGAACACCATTGGAAACCAACTGATCGACGCGGGCAGCATTTCCAATGGCGGTGGCGGGTTGATCGATCATCGTCTGGAAATTTCCGGCGGTGCTCGGGAGATTCAGCGTTCACCCGGCCGGTACGAATCGGCGCGGTCTAAAAACCCGTCGGTCCCGATGCAAAACTTGATCTATGAATGGCCTGTGCAAGAGCCGTCCAATGTGCTGTTTGCGCTGTTCGGGGCGATCAAGGAGATGGTGGACGGCATCCCGGCGGTGGTCCGGTTCTCGTCAGACGCCCCGGCGAACATGTCGCCGATGACGATGATGGGCTACATCGAGGCAGGGCAGGAACTGTTCGCGTCGATCTACAAGCGCCTGCGCCGGTCGATGACGAAGGAAATTGCCAAGATCGCCGCGCTGAACTTCGTGGACGCCGATGTGATCCGCGACAAGTACCAGCGAGTCCTGAATATGCCGGCCGACCCAGCGCAAGACTTCTTCCCCGACCTTGACGTGATCCCTACGGCTGACCCATCGCTGTCCAGCAAGATGGAGCAGCGCGCGAAGGCAAACATCCTGCTGGAGATCGAAACCGCGCTGGCTGCGGTTGGCGGCACCGGCATGGATCGCGGCGCTGTCGTCAGGCGTGCGCTGGAGATGGCGGACGTTGATGTGAAGGGGCTGTTCCCGGAGCCAACGCCTGAAGAACAAGAGGAAGCCGCAAAGGCCGCGCAGAAGGCGAAGATCATCGAAGACTTTATGATCGAGCAGGCCGCACGCAAGGCGTCAGCAGAAACCTCGCTGCTTGAGGCCGACCTCGCGATGAAGGACGAGGAGATTGCCAAGTTGAACGCTGAAATTGACCGGCTGCGCAGTCAGACCATTCTGGACATCGCCAAAGCCAATGATGTGGCGGTGGCAGGGTGACGCGTGAAGAACTTCGCGAATGGTTCGCCAGCCCCGTGACAAAGGAAATGCTGCGCCGTGCAGACGAGCGGGCGGCAGGAATGTCGAGGGACGCCCTCGAAGTGATCGCGGCAGACCCGACGCAGGCGCACAAGGCGGCGCACGCAAAGGGCTACGCGGAAGCAATCGACGCTATCAGGAGCGAGCATGATGTCGGAAGCGACAATCGAGAGGATTGAGACGGAGTGGCAGCCGAGCCTTGCAATTCAGCGGGTTCTGGCTGATGAGTTCGTGATGCCGACCTATCAGCAGGTGTTGTTCTCGGTCACCCGGCCGCAGATCAAGCCGCTGGACTACCACGTTCTGGTCATGGTCCCTGAGCCTCGCACGCAGCGGGACTCCGGCATCATCGTGGCCAGCGCTGACCTCGCCAAGAGGGAGCAGGCAGGCGCTCAAATCGGCATCATCGTGGCCGTCGGGCGCAATGCGTTCGGGGAGTCGAAAGACCCTGCGCGGCCGTTCGACATCGTATTGTTCAGGCGTTACGCGGGCATGATCCCGATGGTTCCTGGCCTCGCCGGTGACGGGAAGTCGGAGAGCGGCTTGCGATTGATGAAGGACGAGGAGGTGATCGGAATCGTTGGGAGGTCTGAAGCATGAGCGAAGCGGAACACATCGAGGAACCCGGCGAGGTTGTCGAGACTGCGCCGAAATGGCGCGACATCGACTGGAACGCCGAGGAAGCGGAGGCTTCGAAGAACGGCTGGAAGCCGCTGGAGGATTGGGTCGCCGCAGGGCACGACCCCGATGATCATGTGGACCCGCGAGTGTACAACGCTCGCGGTCAGGTCATCCGGCGGAACAAGGCGCTGGACCGGCAGGTCGCCGACATGCAGCGCCAGCTTCAGGATGTCGCCACGCAGTCCGCCGAGGTGATGCGGATGCAGGCGGCTCGCCTGAGGGCCGAGTGGGAAGGCAAGCGCGACGAGGCCATCGAGGCCGGCGACAAGGCGCTGGTGCGGAAGATCGACGAGCAAATCGCTGCGATCCCGACGCCGAAGCCTGCGGTCGTCGAGGTTTCGGATGTCAACGCGGAGGTGCAGGCTTGGGTATCTGAGCACGTCGATGATGTGTTCGCTTTTCCGGAGCGGGCGGCGGTGGTTCAGGCCATCGACGCGGCTTTCGGGCCACGGCGTACCGGAGACGCGCGGGCCGACCTTGACGCGATCCTAGCCGAAGCCAAGCGCAGCCGGCCCGACCTGTTCGGCGCTCCAAAGCCTCGCGCTGGCGTCGGCACGGGTGCCCCGCCGCGTACTGGCAAGGCGGTCGGCGTGCGGCTGTCGGACCTGTCCGCAAGCGAGCAGTCGGCGGTCGAGAAGATGGCCAAACTGGCCGGAATCGGGGTGGACGACTACATGAAGGCATACAACGGGGTGTCGAAATGAGCGAAGGCGGTCAGGTGTTTGAAGTGTTGCCGGAGGAACGCCCGCGCCGTGGACGTCCGCCGAACTCGGCTCGCGTGGCCACCGTGGCTGCAGGAACCGATGCGGTTCCGCGCGCACGCCGCCGGAAGCGTGTTGATCTTGGCGACGAAGGCCGCCTGCGGCTGTCCGTGCCGGTCGAGAAAGACCCGAACTTCGAGTATTCGTGGATTCGGGAGGAGTCCGTCCCGCACTGGACGCAGAACGACGATTGGGATGCCGTGGAGTCTGGCGGGGCTGCCATTACCAAGCCGGGCGGACTTGGTGTTACAATGCACCTTGTCCGCAAGCCGAAAGAATGGTATGAAGCGGACTACCGCGAGGAACAATCGCGGATCGTCGAAATCAGCAAGGCCGCAGTCCAGAAAGAAGGGACCGGCGAAGGTGGAACGAAGCGGCGGCCCAACGCCGATGGGTTCTACGAAGACGCAAGCCACAACGCGAACGACATGCTTCGCTGACCACCTGCCATCGGGCTACCGAGTAGCCGCGAACCCGCAGCGGGTGTGACACCACATCATGTTTTGGAGTGATCGAAATGGCTGACACGCCTTTCGGCCTTCGTCCGCTGCGCGGCTACTCGGGGAATGACCTCATCGAGTGCGTCGTTCCGGCATCGGATGGCACGGCCCTGTTTGTTGGCGACGCAGTGAAACTGCACGGCGACGCTGACACGACCTACAACGCCCCTACTGTCATTCAGGCGGCGGCGGGCAACCCGATCTTTGGTGTCGTCGTTGGGCTTGTCCCCGACTATGACAACCTGACCCGCAAGTATCGAACTGCATCGACGCTGCGCAGGGTCCAGGTCTGCATGGCACGCCCGAGCATCGTGTTCGAGATTCAGGCCAACGCGGCGATGACGACCTCGATGGTCGGCTCGCACTTCGATCTGGTGGTCGGCTCCGGCGACACCACGACCGGTCGCTCTGGCATGGAAATCGACACCGACGGCACGCCGGCTGGTGCCGGTACGACTGCGCAGCTTCTGCTGCTCGGCCCGTCGCGCACCGTCAACGAAACGTTCGATACCGCAGCGGCTGGAACCAACGTCGAAGTGACCATCTTCGAGAGCCAGTTCAATGCCGTAGCGACCGGCCTTTCGGTCTAAGGAGCAACAGCCATGACCACCCCTGTTACGACTGGTGCGATTGCCAAGCTCCTGTGGCCCGGCATCAACGCGATTTTCCAGAACTACGAGCAGCATCCGGCCGAATGGTCGCGCATCTTCGCCGTCACGCCGAGCACGAAGGCGTACGAGGAAGATGTCGGCATGTCGGAGTTTGGGTATGCAGCGGTGAAGCCGGAAGGCCAATCCGTCGAATACGACGACTTCGAGCAGAACTTCACCCCGCGCTATGTGAACGTGGTGTACGCGAAGGGCTTCCGCATCACGCGGGAAGTCATCGAGGACAACCAGTACACGGAAGTTGCTGCGCGTCGGACTCGTGCGCTGCGTCGGGCCATGCTGACGACGAAGGAAGTTGTGCATGCGAACGTGTTGAACCGCGCGTTCAACTCGTCGTACACGATGACCAACGGCGACGGCAAGGAACTGCTGGCGACCGACCACCCGTCGGGGCCGTATGGCGGCACGTTCGCCAACGAACTGACGACCTCGGCGCAACTTTCGGAAGCCTCGCTGGAAGACCTGGACATCCTGATCCACAACGCGAAGGACGCCCGAGGGCTGAACATCGCGCTGATGGGTCGGCTGCTGGTCGTTCCTCCGGCGCTGAAGCACGTTGCAAATCGCATCCTGAACTCCGAGCGGCAGAACGACACCGGAAACAACGCGATCAACTCGCTGCGTGCCGGTTCGGACATCCGCGACGGGTTCATGGTGAACCACTACCTGTCGTCCACGACTCAGTATTACGTCGTCACGAATTGTGAAGACGGCCTGAAGTCGATGGAGCGGCGCGGCATGGAGTTCACCGAGGACAACGACTTCAACACCGAAGACCTGTGCTACAAGGCGACGGAACGCTACGTTCCAGGCTGGTCCGACCCGCGCGGCGTGTACGGATCGGGTGTCTGATGATGGCGGCCCGGCTTCGGCCGGGCATGCCTGCTGAAACCTGACGCCCTTCGGGGCGTTTTTTTGAACGTCAGGAGCAATGATGAGCAAGCCGACCCGTTACCCGAGGGGCGTCACCAACGCGACCCTGCAGACGACCCTGCACAATTTCCTCGCGCTCGATCCGACTCGGGCGCATGTGTACTTTGACGACTTCGACACCTACACGGCAGGCCAGTGGACGATTACCACGACCGAAGCAGGGGCGGGTGACGCAACCGAGGCGCTGGCAAACGAGGACGGCGGCGTCCTGCTTATCACCAACGACGCAGCCGACAACGATGCTGACTTCTTCCAGAAGGTCGGCGAGTCGTTCAAGTTCGCGGCCGGGAAGCGCCTGTGGTTCAAGGCGCGGTTCAAGGTCTCGGACGCGACGCAATCCGATTTCGTCATGGGCCTGCAGATCACCGACACTACCCCTCTGGCGGTCAGTGACGGCGTGTACTTCCGCAAGGATGACGGCGACGCCCTGCTCGACTTTGTGGTCATCAAGGACAGCGCCGCGACCACATCAACCGGCGTGGCGACGGTGGCCGACGCGACATATCTGGTGGTCGGGTTCGAGTACAACGGCGTGGACGCCATCCACATCTACATCAATGATGCCCGTGTCGGATCGTCGGCGGTGACCAACCTGCCGGATGACGAGGAACTGACCATCAGCTTCGGAATCCAGAACGGTGAGGCTGTGGCCAAGACGATGAGCGTGGACTACATCTTCGCCGCGAAGGAGCGTTGATCCGTGGCCTGGACGATTGCCAGCGCATGGGTCAACCCGCCGTCGTTTGACGGGACGAACTCCCGTGTCCATCGGGCGAAAGTCATCATTTCCGGCACGTCGTCTGACACCACGGAAATGGCGGATGAAAGCCTGCTGGACATCTCCACGCTGACCAACGTCAACGGCGCGACCTGCACGAAGATCGCTATTGAGTCGATCAACTGGAGCATGAGCGGCGGTCTTGACGCGGTGCGTCTGGAGTTTGATGCGACCACCGACCAGTCGCTCGGCACGTTCGCGGACACCAATTCAGCGAAGTACGACCCGCCGATCATCAAGTCGGCGGCCGGTGGAACTGGCGACATCCTAGCGACATCGTTTGGCGCTGCTGCTGGGGCTGCGTTCCGTTTCGAGCTTTGCTTTCGGGTGATCTGACGTGAAGAAAGACCGGGCTGTCGTGGGCGATTACAACGTCATCTGCGACTTGACCGGCGTCAAGGTCAAGCGGTCGCAATGCATACTCCGATGGGACGGCATGCTGGTGCGTCGCGAGGTCTCTGAAGATCGGCACCCGCAAGACTTCCTGCGGGCCCGCGAAGAACGGAACAACGTGCGGGACGCGCGGCCGGAAGGCCCGATCCGCACGATGGGCGTCAATCGAACTGCGGATGACCTGTAATGGCTACGTCTGGCAGCACCGATCACCAAGTCACGGCCGAGCAGATCATCGAAGATGCGCTGTTTGACTGCCACGCGCTGGAAGAAGGCGAGTCCCCCGCAGGGCATGCCACCAGTGTCGCCCTGCGCCGTCTGAATGGAATCCTGAAGCGGTGGCAGACCATCGGCGACCTCCGCTGGAAGGTTGAGGACGCTGTGCTGTTCCTTGACGTGGACAAACGCGAGTACACGCTCGGGACTGACCATTGCGCGAAAGGTGCGTGGGGATATTCCACGCTGTCTGCTGCTGCGTCGGCGTCTGCGACCTCGATCACTGTGGCATCGACTGCGGCATCAACCCCGAGAGTTGCCGCAACCAACGGCTACAACGTTGGGATTGAATTGGCGGACGGCACCCGGCAGTGGACCACGATCAAGGGCACGCCGACATCGACGGCAATCCAGTTGACCGCTGCCCTGACCGGGGCTGCGTCGTCCGGCGGGACCGTGTACTGGTATCAGACGCGCGCAGGGAAGCCGCTGCGTCTGCTGAACCCGCGTCGTGGTCGATACAACAGCAATGAGGTTCCTGTTCGCGTGGTGTCGCGGCAGGAGTACGACAACCAGCCATCGAAAGGATCGTCCGGGGAACCGGTGATGATCCAGTTCGACGCACGACTGTTGACCACTAGACTGAAAGTCTGGCCGGTCGCTTCCGATGCGAAGCGAGTGTTGTGGTACAGCTATGAGCCGGTCGTTGATGATGTCGACACTGTTGGCGACAATCTCGACGTGCCTGCCGAATGGCAGATTGCACTGCACAAGGCGCTTGCCGTGGAGCTCGCCCCGACCTACCTAGTCCCGATGGACCGGTTCCAAATGCTGAAGATGGAGGCCGCCGAAGCATACGACCAGTTGTTGTCGTGGAACGCCGACACGTCTGGGTATCAGATGGTTGGCCGCTGATGGAACTTCAGTTTGCCGGCGGATCGTATGAGTCGGCTGTTGTTCCGTTCTCGGCGCAGCGAGCGGTTAACGTGTTCACCGAAGTCGCCGAGGCCGGGGCGCGTGCGCCTGCGATGCTTCGCCGTCGGCCTGGACTGGCTGCGTTCGCCACCGGTGACGGTTACGACTCGCGCGGGGCAGTTGTCATGGGCGGCGTGCTGTACGTCGTCTGGGGCCGCGACCTGTTCTCGGTGACCAGTCTGGGCGTTGTCACGAGGCTTGGCACTGTTGGCGGGACCGGACCCGTTGGGATTGTCGCTGATACCTCAAGCGTGGCAATCGTCAACGGCACCACGTCGAGCATCGTCTATGACGGGTCGTTCCAAACGGTGACGCTGCCGTTTGCGGCCGACACCGTGGACTATGACGGCGGGTACTTCATTTATCACGAAACCGACTCGCGTCGGTACTTCGTTTCAGCGTTGAATGACCCTACGACTCATGATGCGCTGGACGTGTCCACTCGGTCGGACACGGCAGACAACCTGACTCGGGCGTTCCCGAGCAACGGCGACCTTGTGTTGTTCGGGCATCGGCGGACGCAACTGTACAGAAACGTCGGCGATGTGGACTTTCCTTACACCGCGCAGGAAGGAACCGAGCGGGATCAAGGCACGGCTTCGCCGCACTCAATCGTTGGGCTGGGAACCGTCCGGGTGCCGTACTTTCTTGGCACTGATCGGGTTGTCTACCGGATCAACGGGGCTCAGATTGAGAGGGTGTCGAACTTTGGCATCGAGCAGAGGCTAGCGCAGAAGTCGGTTGATGAAATCGAATCGGCAATCGGGCAGACGTACACCTACGAAGGGCACCATTTTTACGTCCTGCATGTCGGATCAGATACGCTGGTGTTCGACGCGACGGCAGCGGCCGCTCTCGGCCAAATGGTCTGGAGCGAGTACACGACCGAGGACGGGCCTTTCGTTGGCCGGCACTTTGTCGAGGCGTGGGGCGAAACCTACTGCACGACGGACGATGGCCGGGTGTTGAGAGTGTCGCGCGAGGCGTACACCGACGCAGGGTCAAACATCTGGTGCAAACGCACGCTGGCCCCGTTCGTAAGCGAGACGCAGAACGTGTTCTTGTCGCGCATGGAAGCCATCTGCCTTACTGGCCAGGATTCGGACGCGCAGTTGAAGCTCCGTGTCTCCCGAGACGGCGGGCAGACGTGGGGCGCTGACTCGTTTCGCGCTCTCGGGGCATCCGGGCGGTATGATGCGCGTGCGATCTGGCGACGCCTCGGCATGAGCAACATGGGGAGGGTCTTTGAGTTCTCATTCACTGCGGACGCTGATGTTGCGTTTCTGGTGTTGAGCATCCAAGCGGAGGCCGCGTAATGGGCCTGTTTGACGCGATTGGCGACCTGTTCTTTGGCGGGGCCGAGAAGGACGCAGCGAAGGAAACTTCGCGGGCGGCGATTGAGGCCGGGCAACTTCAGTTGCAGGGCTCGCGAGAAGGCCTCGACTTCTTGCAGCGGTCGCTTGACCAAAGCCGGCTGGACACTAGGCCGTTGCGGTATGGCGGCGGGGCTGCCTACAACGCATATCTTTCGGCGCTGGGGCTGCCGCAGCAGGACTTTGCCGACCGCACGTTGCCGACGGTTTCCTATGCGTCGGGCGCGGCACCGTCAGGGGTTGGTGTCACTGGTGGAGCAGGCGCGCCGTCTGCCAGTGGCGGGCCGGTCAACACGGCTGTCGGAGGCGGGCTCGGCGGCTACCTCGGCGAGCAGGCCGCCGACTTCGCGTTCAGGTCAGGGGCTGGCAATGGTCTCGCCAAGACAATTGGGCAGACGGCGACCGGCAAGTTGCTTGATTTCGCAGGACCGATTGGCGCTGCTGTCGGTGGATTTATCGGGACCAACAAGGGGCGAAGCACCGAGGCAAAACTCGGATCAGCCGCGTTGTCTGCCGGAGGCTATGCGCTCGGCGGCCCAATTGGCGGGGCAATCGGCGGATATCTAGGTGGCCTGTTGGCTGGCAAGCATGACCCACGCTACGGCGTGTCCATCGGCCCGGGCGGTCAACTGGTGGATGACAAGGGGAATGATCTTGGCATCATCCAATTGCCGCAACAGGGCTTCGCGCCGGTCCCGAATGTTTCGCGCGATGGCCACCCGATCTACGTCGATCCGCAGGGCAACTTCTTTTCGGGAGTGAAGAACGGCGGGCAAATGATGAACGGGATTGAGGTTCTGCCTCTGGGAGGCGGGTTCAACCTCTCGCAAGCCGGGCAGGCTTTTACCGGGCTTCCCGGCGTCACCAACACGTCCGGCGGAACGAAGTTCCCCAAGTACACCGGCAGCCTGTCAGGCGCGCCGGTTGGATCATCGCAGCCATTGGCCGGGGTTACTGGCGGACCAGCAGGCACCCAGCAGGGCCGGAATCCAAACGGCGCGTTGATCGATGGACGAACCGGCATGGTGATCGACACGGCCGCATCACCGCAAGTTCGCGGGACCGCGCCGGTTGGTCAATACGGCGGGTTTCAGCAGTCGCCGGGCTACCAGTTTGCGGTTGACCAGATGTCGCAAGGGGTCAATCGTGCTGCGTCTGCGTCCGGCGATCTTGGCTCCGGCCGGCACCTCAAGGACATGGCGCGATTCTCGCAGAACCTCGCCAATCTGGACTTTGGGAATTACCTCGGACAACTGCAAACTGCGTTTGCTCCGGGGACAGCCGCCGTGTCGAACCAGTCGCAGAACACGCTGAATACCGGCGTTAACTCGGCCAACACGCTGGCCAACGGAGTGCAGGGCTACGCGAGCGGGATCGCACAAGGCGGTCTGCTGAGGGGTGAGGGGGGGCTGTTGGCCAACAACGCTCGTCGGTCGTCAATTTTCGACATCGCGGGGGCGCTGCTGTAATGCCGTACCTCTCGCAAGTACCTGGGGCCGGGGTTGGGAGCGGCGGCGGGTTCACCGCGCTGCGTGATCGTTACCTTGACGTTCAGCGTCAGCACCAGACGCAGCAGGCGCTGGGTGCGTACTTCGGTGCGCCTGCGGCACCGGACCAGCGCGGCATCCTGTCGCAGATGATTGCACCTTCGCAGCCGATGACGCGCGAGCAGGGGGCCGGCTATCTGGCCATGAACGCTCCGGAGTTTTACCAGCGCGAGCAGGAAAACGCAGTGGCTCAGGCACAGGCGCAAGCGAAGGCCATGCAGGACGCGCAGGCCGAACTGCGGGAACTCATGGACTCGGGGTCTTTCGCCCGCTATGTGACGGGCGGGGCTTCGCCGAGTGACATCGCTGAGTTCATCCAGATGCGTGCGCCGGGCAACCCACTGGTGCAACAGTACGCAAATGCCATCGCCGGGGCTGATGAAGCCACGATCACGAAACTTCGCAAGCAGGCTGCTGCTGTGACCGAAAGCGGGCCGGACGCTACGCCTTCCAGCGTGAAGGAATACGAGTACATGAACTCGCTGCCGGCTTCCGAGCGCGAGCGATTCATGGCGCTGAAGCGCGCACTACCGCAAGTGCCGTCGTCTGTCATCAAGGAGACTTTCGAGGCCGACGAGGAAGCCGAAGGGTCAAGGGTCATGAGCGGCCGGCTGAATGAGTTGGCGAGCCGTTTTGATACTTTGAAACCGACGGCAGGTGCCAGTGCGTCGTTCTCTGAGCTGATGAAGCAATTCACCGGCGAGCAAGACGCGGTGACTATGCTGCGCAAAGACTACAACATGCTCAAGGGCAAACTGGTGGTCGAGAACCTCCCGCCCGGCGCGGCATCAGACACCGACATTGCGCTGGCTTTGGCAGGGTTCCTGCCGGACAACGCCGATCCGAAAACGATGGCATCGTTCCTTCGCGGGCTGTCGAAGATTTCTTCGGTGCAGTCGCGTTACAACGAGTTCAAATCTGAGTACTTGTCAGAGAACAGTTCGCCGCGCGGCCTGACCAGCGCGTGGCGTCAGTACATGCGCGACAACGAAAACGAGTTTTCAATGGGGAGCGAAGCCGACGAGTTCGGACTGTGAACAAGACCATCGAACAACTGCGGTCGGCGATGCCGCAATACGCGGACCTCGACAACGCGCAATTTCTTGCTGCGGTCTACAAGGATCGTGGGTACTCCAAGAAGTACCCGACACTCATGGACTTTGCGCGGAAGATCGAGGAAGTCGGCGGCGGCCCAATCATTGAGTCGCCGCCGATTCCAGAACCTGGCCGTATGGCTCGGGTTGGGCGTGGGATCGCCGATGTGTATCAAGGAGTCGGGCAACTCGCGGCGCGGGCTATTGGTAACGAGACCTACGAGCCGTCCGTAGAGCGCGACATGGCGCTGTATGAGCGCGGCGCTGGCGAAGGTCTCGACGGATACCGACTGCTCGGCGCAGGGGTTGGCGCTGCGCCTGCGGCTCTTATTAGCGGAGGCTATGGTACGGCTGCGGCTGTCGGGGCAGGGACCGGCGCGCTGATGTACACGCCTGCTGATCAGTTCTACACCGGGAAGGCCATGCAGACGGCTGGCGGTGCGGTCGGCGGGGTGGTTGGGCAGGCAGCAGGACAGGCCATTGGCAAAGGAGTGGCCGCCGCTGCGCGAGGCATTTCCGGGATGTTCCGGAATCTCTCCGGAAGCGTGCGGAACGACATTGCGATGCAGATTGTTGAGGCTGGCGAGCGTGCTGGCATCGACATCATGGACCCTAGCGTGCCGGCCCAACTGCGCGACAGCCTCATGGAAGAAGCCGCCGCCGCGCTAAACGCGACCGGCACACTGGACGCTGACGCCATCGTCCGCAAACTGAACTTGGAGTCGCTCGGCCTTCAGCCGACCCGCGCGCAAGTCACCCGCAACCCAATTGATTGGCAGTTTGAGCACAACACGGCTGCCGTCGCCGGGGTCGGCGATGACCTTCGGATGCGTCTGGTCGAACAGAACAATCGGCTTTTCGGGCTTGCCGAGGAACTTCCGCAGCAGATTGCCGGCGGGCCGATGGATGACATCGCTGCGGCGGAATCCGTCCGGTCGGTCGCCAAACAGGCTGCGAAGACGTCGCAGCGTCAGGTCAGCAGGGCATATGGGGAGGCTGAGGCCACCGCCGGGATTGGCGGCGTCGTTGATGACGTGTCAGGCATGCGGTCTCGGCTCACTGAGGTCTATGATGACTTCTACGATGTCATGCCCGCCCCCCTTCGGACGCGGGTTGAGGCGTTGGTTGACGGCAACAAGTCGCCGACGGTCGAGCAAATCGTGTCCGCCGCTAGGCTCGCAAACAAGCGGAACCCGACGGACAAGGAAGCCATGCTTTCTGTCACTCGGACCCGTAAAGTCCTGAACGACGTGCTTGACCGGTTCGCCGCGTCTGGCGATTCAGAGGCCGCCCGGAAGGTCCGTGACGCATCTCGGATGGCTGCCCGCAGGTTCAATTTCCTACAAGGCGACAAGCCGAAGTCGTCGGTTATCACGGACCTGATCGACGACAAGGCCAGCACGCATCGTTTCGTGACCGGCAAGGTCATGTCCGGAGACGTCAACGATCTTGCGCACGTTCGACGGTTCCTTACACAGATGCCGGAGGACTTCAGCGGGCTGCCTATTGAGCAAGGGAAGCAGGCGTGGGATTCAGTTCGGGCAGGCGTGCTGCGCGCAATGATCCGTCAGGCGTCTGGGAAGTCAAAGGCCAGTGACGTGCTTCCGGACGCTCAATACTCGCAGTTCAGCGGCGCTAGGTTTGAGCAGGCGATGGGCCAACTCGGAAATGCGCGGCGCGAGGTGCTGTTCACGCCCGAAGAAAACAAGATGCTCGACCGGCTGATGAAAGCCGCAAAGGACATCACAGTTGCCCCGCCGCACATGCGCGGGAGCACGTCGGACTCTGGCACCCAAGTGCCGACTGCGCTTGTCGGGATGCTGACAAAGATCAGCAAAATCCCAGTCATGGGCGATGCGTTCGACGTGTTTATGGGCCTGCACCGCAGCGGGGTGCAGGCTGTTGATGACATCGCGCGAAAGGCGTCCGTCACGCAGGCGCTGTCAGGGAGCGTCATTTCGCCCGAGGCGGTCGCGCTCCGGAAGCAGGCTGCCGATGCGTATGTCGCCGCTGTAGGTCGTGCCGCCGCGTCTGGAACTGGCACGGCGGGCGCAGTGGAAGCACGCAACCAGTATCCGAGCAATCAGTAGCGCACCGTACATGACCAGCGTGGCGGTCACCGGAACCAGCATCACAGACAGGTAGGACACAATGCCGCTCTTGCAAGGGTTCGCGAAAGGTACTCAATTCCTGGACAACTCCGGCAACCCTTTGGCCCGTGGCACGCTGTCGGTCTATGAGGCCAACACGTCAACGCTTGCTACGCTGACGTCTAATGGTAGCACCGC